CCCGCTCAGACAGCTAAATACCGTGAGGCCATCACAGGTAGTCCACCTCCTGTACCCGCGGATTTCCAGGAGCTTATTGTCCAACAGCTTCAGCTGGTTGGGCAATTTCTCCGTGAGAAATTCCGTTCGCCGGTTCGCTCAGTTTCAGATCTCGTTGAGACTGATTTTGAGTATGCCGGATTGGGTACAGGAAAGCCCGTGGGATTCCTCCCTACAAGAGACCCTGTCACTCGATGGTTGAATTCCTTCTATGAAGGTCTCAACCAAGAGAACGCTCCTTGGAGAGTTCTTGAGAGACTAGGGTGTCCTTGTTTGGCCGAGGGTATCCTTCCATGGGGTGATCTTGTTGGACACATTGTTGTCCTCCAAGAACGAGGGTTCAAGGCACGTGTTGTTGCCTCACCCTTTGCAACGTGGCAAGTTGCATTCAAACCGTTGCATAACGATTTGATGCGCCTGCTCCGTCGCCTCCCCGCGGATTGTACCCATGACCAAGACAAGGGCCGAAGGGGAGCTTTGTCTTTCCTACGGGAAGGATCATTAGCGTGGGCATTTGATTTGTCCTCTGCTACTGATAACCTTCCTCGTTGGATGACAAAAGCCCTCCTTGATGGCCTTGTAGGGGACTCATCTTGGTCGGACGAGGTGGAGCGTGTATCTACCGGTCGTTGGTTTGATACCAACGTCGGTGATTACATCAGCTACACCAAAGGCCAACCAATGGGTCTATATGGGTCTTTTCCCATGTTTGCGTTGACTCACCATGCCATTATGGCGTTGGCGGCATCGCTAGCAGGGAAGATCCATGACCTCAATGATTGGGTTAGTGGTAGAGTCCCGTATTACATCCTCGGGGATGACGTTGTCATCTTCGATAGAGATGTTGCGGAACGATACCACTGGCTCTTAACTCAGTTAAGAGTACCCATATCATTGGATAAGTCCCTTTTGGAGGCTCCTGTCACCGAGTTTGCAGGTAGTGTTATCACCCGTCAAGGTGTGATACCTACTGCAAAGGTGCCAGGCACTCGGGGTCTTGAGAATTCCTTCCTAAACTACCTTCGAGTAGTAGGTTGGAAAGGTCTCAAAACCCTTCCATCTAGAGTGCGAAAGGTCGCAAGGGTGGTTGCTAAGATTCCCGATTTCTTCGGTGGTCTTGGCTTAAACCCTGACGGCCTCCCTCTAGAGGAGCGGATAATCTGGGCCCTTCAGTTTCTGGAAGACCCGGATCACCGTCGAGTGATCCCACTAGGAAGAGACCTGCGGTCCGCATTGGTGGCGGGTGTTACCCCGTTCCCAGCGGTTACTGCAAAGTGGCTTGCCGACCAGGCAAACCCCGATCTTCCAATTGGCTCTCGCCAATGGGCACCGATCCTCTCACTTGGAGATGTTTCGGCATTGAAAGGCTACCTTCCGGAGAAGGTTAACCGAGGTTGGGTCCACTCCCTCCTACGTGTGTGGGAGAAGCGGCTCACCA